GTTATACAACAGTATTACGACAGTCCGCAGTATATAAATTTGGCAGGAGCCGACTACAGCGAAGAAGCGAAGTGGTACGACCCAGAGAAGATACGCGATACACAATTCGACCTTGTAATAAACGAAGCATCGAACACACCAGCTTTCAGAACCATAAACAATACTATGCTTATGGAAATGTTCAAAGTACAAGCTATTGGAGTGAAGGAGCTTTTAAAGGTAGGTAGTTTCCCATTTGGTGATAGCAGGAACTTCAACAGCAAATTCAGGGAGGTATGGATCCGAACGCTCAACAGTTAATGCAGAGAATGCAATAATAAAAAAGGGTATCGTAAAACGCGATACCCTTTTTTCATACTATTAAATGTTTCAATTCAAATTCAATAAATTCTTTTCCCTTTGGTACTATTTCGGTATCGACAACGCCCCGGCGGATTAACTTATCATTAAATCCGTACTTTGTAGCCAAAATATCTTGTGTTTGTTTTATGGCATTATCCCAATCGCTCAAAGTAGAACTAAAACCGAACTTCAAATAAATCTCGTAAGGAGGTTCAGGGAGTTCAATTTTGCGAGGTAATAACCACAACATCTTTTGTGTGTATGCTTTATACTTGTCAGTCTTGTAACGTTGACCTTTCCACGCATCATTCACACTCAACGGTTTTACATCTACCCTTGTCATAAAAATATGTATTTTCGGTTTTTCCTTCCGTACCACAAAATCCATTTACCATCCGCTATTCCTATTCGAGGAACGAAAATGAGTTCTATAACAAGTATCAGTACAAGTAGTTCGATAATAGTAAGTATCGAAGCAAGAATTAGTGTTTTCATACCGCTTTTAAAAAATAAACTGATTTTCTATCCATACGTTCGTGAGCAAAACATCGGGGACGTTCGCTGAAGAACGGACTACATTTAGAGAGAAACACACACGAATTACAACCCATTCCGGTAGATTCAACACATTTCACTTTAAAGCCGAGCGTTATTGTACGTTCGCCAACTTCTATAAACGGTGCTTCTTTGCGTATTTTAACCATGATTTTTGTTTTTCTTTGCGCTCCTCGATAGATAGAGCAGGTTTATCGTTCAGAGAAAGTTTGGTAACGTAGAAACATTCGCGCATAAGGTCGAGATGACAGACGTTTTGTTTCATCATTCCAGCGCGTTTAAGAAGTTTTACATCGTCCCTGCACAATGTTATCAACTTGTTATTTGCATCGGGTAGAACATAATACCTTTTATTAAACGCGCCTTGTTTTACATCTGCCACATTAGCTGCAATTCTTAATTGAATTTTGCGCCGGAGTATTCGTAAATACTCTTTGAGAGTTACTTGTTGCATCTTTGTTTGTTTTTAGTTATTTTGTTTTTTGCGTAAGACTTTATTTTTCTTGTGTCGAAAGTATCAACTTCTTCGTTTTTAATTCTTAGTATGTTATATCCCAATGCTTCGTACACTACATCTTTCATTGTATCGCGCATCTTTTGGTCGGGGCGCGAGTGATAACCTCCATCAATCTCAATTAGTAGTCCGTATTTCGGTATAAAGAAATCGGCAGTAAAAAACCTACTCTCTAATACCACAGGATAAACGAAACTAAACCGTATATTCCTGAAAATTAATTTTTGTATCATTAATAGTTCAGCAGGAGTTGGATTTGCTTTCTGTTTACGGACAGCTTCGATAATGTTTCGTTGGTATTGCATTAGAATCTAATTACGTCTTTAATACTAAGCGAATTATATTTTATAGTTAAGTCAATTTTCATTTGACCAGATAGTCCTTTTGGAATTTTATTTCTTCCAAATAAAAGGCTACTTCTTACTTTCTCTCCAAAATCTTCAAGACTTTTTTTGTCTTTTTTTGAAATAACGTAATTTATATCTTTTCCCATAATTACATACTTGACATTCCTACTATTTTCTTTGCTTTGTACTCACTTTGTTTCACTACTTCGGGTAGTGGCATATCTTTATAACAGATATGCAGTCCGATAGCCCTTGTCATTACCATATCATCGTGGCATTTGTCGGCAGCTCCATACGTTCCATCATCTTTCAACTCAAAAACATCCATTTCCACACACGCCGTATCGTTCTTTTCGTAGTACAGGACATCTCGAAGGCATTTTTTCATATTAGCCACTACCAACGGTTTTGTTTTTGTGTTAGTATGGAATCCGTACATACGAGGTTTACCCTCTTTAATCTTGTCTTCGGGAGTACGCGAATACAGATTAGAATAATAGTCTTTAATTTCAGAAAGAATGTATTCCGAGTGGTCGCCTTCGGTATGTTCTGTTTCTAAGGTATTACTTTCAATCACTAACAGTGCATCGTTGTAATACTTTGCAATTTGAGCCGAACGCCAAGCAAGAATATCATGTGCTGTATGGTCGTGCCATTCGGCCACTACTTCGGGATTACCACCAAACATCATCTCGTAACGGTCGAAAACCAAAATATCGCTATAATCCGCCGTTTCGGAAGTTCCACCAATATCCACAACAACTACATATCTATTCGAAACCTTTTCATCCTTATCAGGGTGTACCCACACTTTGAAACTCTTATTTACTTTTACTAACCGAATGTTAGTAAGCGCATCTAATTTTGAATCGCCATCGGCTTGTAAATCACCAACAAAAATTGGTTCAGTACACATTTTGCGCATACGGTCCACATGGGGCATCGGGAATACTCTTTTTCCGGTAGACTGAAACGCTTCAATATCGTTGGAAGGAAACTCACTTTGCACACGCCAGTGTTCCATTGTTTTGAGTTTACCTATATACCAATTTATTTGCTCTAAGGTAGCACCGGCATACCATAAGTATTGAAGGTACTCACTGTCTTTACCCTTATAATACACATCCCAAAATTCATCCCAATTGGTAATTTCTTTTGAGTAACGTTCCACAAAGAACCACGGAAGGAATATAGGGCGTAAATCGCTTTTGCCTTGTTTTGCCGCTTGCCATTGCTCGTAGAAGTAATTACCTGTACCTTTGGGCGAACTTTCCAATCCGAAGACTGTATAAGCCACATCATCCATACCACCACGAATAGCCTGAATTAAATCTTCGGGCGTTTTTCCAAGTGTTGTTTTCCAAAGCCCGACTTCAGTGCAATGACTTGACGAGTTATCGGCAGCTCTCACATTTTCGGGGCGTTGCATGGAACCGGTTGAAATCTTGCAATTCCTTTCAGTTATGATACGTGTTTTATTCGAACCCTCGAAAGGTAGAATATCGTACTTCACATTTCCTTTAGTAAATACAGCCGGAATGTTTTTAATGATTTTATCTTGAACCCCACGAATGTTAGTAGCCTGGTTCTCAACATCGCCGCAGACAAGTGAATTCCACTGTTCGAAAACACACATCTGCACCCACGTATTGAAAGCCGTAACGATAGTTGTAATAAAAGCCTGACGACATTTAACCACTATAAATCGAACAGGACGTTGAGCAAACCAATCTTCTAAAATTGGATAAAGAACTTCTCTTTGCGTTTTGGAAGGAATAAGAACATCGTCTTTTGGTTTACTCTTAATCTTGATAAGTGCAAAAGTAGCCATCCAATACTCACAATCGTGTTTGAACCGCTCTTTGACGAATTGTATCTTAATATCCTGCTCGTATTCCTCTAATTTATACTTCTTAATGTACTTATCGAAAGAACCACAGCGTATAAGGTTACGAATCCAGCCTACTTTAATAAACGAATCAGGCAAAAACAGCGTACCAATTTCGCTAATCTTTACCCGATAGCGTTTTCCCCAAGCTCCTTCGCCACTGATAGGGTCGTAAGGAGGTTGGATTTTACGCTTTTCGTTTTCTTTAAGTAGGTCGTGGTTCATATAGAATTTAAAAGTTCAATTTCCTTTTCGGTAGAAAGTCTTACATCAAACAACTCGTAATGCGCATCTAAAATTACCCCTTTATCAGCAGTTACAGTATTTGTTTTTACGTCCAACACAATATCAAAGTGAAATAGTTGGTGATTTGAATCTTCATCCAACCTTCCGATTATATTTCTGAATCTACTGTTTATGGTTACAATATTTCCGACTTTGAAATTTTCTTTTCCCATTTTAATTCAAATTTACGTGTTCGCCAGTAATACACTTTTGAAAGAACTCATTTAATAGTTCTTGTTGAAGTTCAGGAACTCCGGTAGAGTTTGGATAGATATACTCCAAAGCCTTTTTAGTGAACTGTACAGAGTACTGAAATAGCTCCGCATCGGTCATCATTCTGAACTGTGATAAATCTTCGATAATAAGAGCAGCCGTTTGTTCCGGGTGTTCGCCTTGTACTATTGCATTTGGATAGTACTTCTTAATAACCTTCATCAGGTTTGTTGTTTGTTTTCCCATTGTTTAATATTTATCATTTAAAATCATGTTTAAAAATTCTTCTCTAATCTCATTTAATCGCTTCCGTAATTTATCAGGCTTATTGGATAAAAGCCACTTAAAACGCTTCTTCGTTGTTCGTTTCATAACTCATAATTATATATTGTTATTAATACTGCCAAAATAATTGCAGCCAATGTAATTCCAAAAATTAAACTCCATAAGTGCAAAGCGATATTTACATTCGCAAAATAGCCTATAACACACGATAGAGTGATAATTACAGCGTTTTTGATATAAGCCTTTAGTGTGAACTCTTTAACTACATACACAAACCCAAGCATCGCAAACAGAACTCCACTCGCTCCTTCGGTTGGAATTATTTTTTCGGATAATAGAGCAGCACCCACAGCTAACGGAATAGAAAGGTAGAAAATCCATTTAGCCTGGATAATATCCCACAACTTCCAAAACACAAACATATTCAGAAATAAGTGTACGATATTGGCATGAACGAATATATACGTAAAATAGGTGTACCATTCGCTACTAAAGTAAAATCCTAAGTGAAGTGGTGTAATCCAATTCAAAATAGATAATACTGTACAGATGGTTATAAATGCGTATTTCATACAGCTTTATATAAAGGGTTATTTAATCCGTTGCGTTTCACGATTAAACCTTCATTCACCAATCTAATCAACTCATCTTCGCAGCCCTGATATAGCGATTTTAATTTAACCTCAGAGTGATAATTCTTACTATCACGTTTCAAATACTCATACAGTCTCATATTCTAATATTTTTTCTTAAAATGTTACGAGCCGATAAAGGATGTAGGTAAAATTTAGGAGCTTCGCTTTCGATTGACATTCTGATTAAAATTTCTCTTTTGTATAATGGAAACTCCTCTTTAATCCTAAGAAACACACCGTATAAGTCTTTGCACTTTTCAACCTGCCTTTGCGATACTCTTATACACTCACCACGCTCCATATTATTGATAATCCTACTCCCCTCATCAAAACTTACATAAAACGATTTTGCAGGTTTATTTACTGTCATTTCAAGTATGCTATCTTGTTTTACATTTTGCCCTGTTTGATACAAAATAGAGAAATAGGCTTCACGTAAATCAGCAATAAATTCAGCGTGTTTACACTTATCTAATCGCATATCGTTTTTATTTGCAAATATCAGTAAAAAAAGTAACTATTCAACAATTTTACATCACGTTTCAACAAAAATCTATCAACAATTTAGTGTTTTTTTGTGCAATCATTACGCAAGTAACAAAAAACACTGAAAAATGGAAGAAATTATTAACGAAGAAGTCAAAACATCATCGAAAGATATGGTTCTTGAACGACTGCAAAAAATGTTTCCGGATGTAGACGAGGAAACAATGTATGCAAAGTTTATGGAATTTATGGACGATATGGAACGCGCTTCGGCAGCTCATGCTGAACTCGGACAGAAACTTACAAAACACCCAAAGGCAGCTTTAATGCTTGCCGATATGATGGACGGAGCGCATCCAGCCGTTGCCATGAAACGCCGCTTTCAGGATGACGAATTAAGCGTAGATGAAGGAACAGAAGAATACGAAGCCTTACTTAACGCAGAACGCGAACGACTTGCCGACGAAGAAGCATCAGGACAAATGCAAGCAGAATATCAAAGTAACTTGCAAGCAAGCGCATCGGACGTTCAAGCCTTCAAAGATGGCAAGAACCTGACCGATGAACAGTTCGCAGAATTCCTCGAAACTTGCATTGAATTGACAGGCGATTTGCTATCAGGTAAACTGAATAAAGACCTATTGGACATTCTTTGGAAAGGTCGTAATTACGACACCGATATGGCAAACGAAACAGCACTTGCCGAAGATAGAGGTTCTATCCGCGAACGCAACAAAAAAATTGAAGCCGAAAAAGTACGCATGAAAGGTGATGGACTACCATTGGCACAGTCATCGGCAGTGAAAGACACGAAAACCAACATCCCTTACCGGAAATCTGTTTGGGACAAATAAATAATAACAATCAAAAAAAAGGAAAAATGAAAAAGATTTTTGGAATTTTCAAAAGCACAAGTGCATGGATGTTGTTGCTCACATTAGCAATGGCATTGTTTGGAGTAAACGACGTATCGATGGCCGCAGGTGTAGCCGGGACTGATGGAGCAGGTATTCACATCTCAGGTGGCAACCCACTTAACACGGAAATAATTAAAACGGATTCGCCCGATTTATTATTGCCTGACATTGATGACCGTGTAACTAAAATTAGTCCGTACAAAAACCCGATTGACCAATTAGCGCGTTTGGTAGGCCGCAAAATGAAATCGAACGGTATGGAGTACAAACATTACTCGGTGGATATTAGCCCGATTAAAGGAGTTGTTTCTGTTTCATTGGCAAACCAGACAGCAGCCACTTCGGAATTGAACGTAACTAATCACAAGCTATTTAATATAACCGATACTATTACGGTAAAAGGCGTTAAAGGCTATTTGGAAGATGGAACTACTCTTTCTGTTGCCGACTTAATGCTCTATATTGCTGGTAAATCCGTAGCAGGAGTATTGACGGTTGTACCTGTAAATGGTAAATTAGTAGTTTCTGAAAAATGCGTACCTAATATTGCACAGGACGCCGAAGTTTATCTATTAGGCACAGCAGCAGCCGAAGGCGATATTCGTTCGTACCAAAACGCAGCATTGCCATTACCCGAAACCGGCTATTGTCAGATTTACAAAATGGAGGTTGGAGAAACCACTATTGCGCAGATGACAAAGAAAGAAGTAGATTGGAGCTTGGACGACCAAATTGAAATTGGCGTTACTAAACTTCGCTCGGCAATTGAACGCAGTTCGTTGATTGGTGTAAAAGGTAAAACAGTAGTTCCGAATAAGAATATTCCTATATATACCACACAGGGTATTTATTGGCAAATTACAAAATCAATCCAAGTACCATCTTCTCCAGATAATGCAGACTTGATTGATATGTCGAAAACTATCTTTACCGGACAGAGTGGTTCGAACAAAAAGATTTTATTAATGGGTTCGGCATTTAACGCGGCTATTAGTAAAACCGATCTTGTAACAAAACAACTTCAATCGAACAATACAGAAGTAATTTGGGGTATCACATGGAAGAAAATTTCGACCAATTTTGGCGAATTAGTTTCATTGCCTTACGATTTACTTGATGCACTTGGACGAAGTGATGAAGCTATTGTTATCGACCCTGACTTCTTGGATAAATGGACTTTAATTCCTTTCGGTTCTAAAGACATTGACACCAAAACAAATGGAGTATTCGATGGTGACATTAACGTAACCACAGAGATTAGCTCTATTTGCCTTCGCTACAAAAACGCACACGCGCGTTTGAAATTAGTTTAAGTCATAATTTATAATTAAAAAAGGCAGCAGCTTGATTGTTGCTGCCTTTTTTTAAAACTACTACCATGCTAAAAATATATAAATGCAAGGATATGTGTGCATCTCTTTTGTTCAAAAAAGAAGACGGAAAGCACGTTCGTATCTTATTTGAAGGCGGAACACAGCCACGTTATGAGGGCATATTCTCAACCACAGACGAAGCGATTCAAAAACTAATTGAAACAGACAAGCGATTTGGAGAATACCTTACATCGTTTATTTTCTTGTACCAACAATACCCCACAGAGGGAGAAGTGAGTACCGAAAAGAAGACACCAACCCCCGTACCCGAAGTAAAGAAAATCGGATTTGTAGAAGCCAAACAGATGTTGATTGAAAAAGGCATTCAGGCAGACAACTTAAAGAATTTTGCACAAGTAAAAAAAGAAGCGAAAGCATTTGGAATTGAGCTATGACAAAGACAGAAATCATACGGAGAGTAAAAATACTGATGGAGGAGCTAACACCATTCGACGATGGATTGATAGTTCTGAATTCGGACGTTAAGCCTATTGAGAGCTATATAGAGGAAACAATACAACCGACATTCGACAATTTATTGTTGTTTTGCCCTTTGCATCTTACTACCCCTGTATACTTGCCAGCTATGACCGACAAAACGGACAATGGCCGCAAGATAGGATTTATTACTATTCCCGAAGATTTTATTCGTATTCATACCATTAAGATGAAAGGTTGGGAAAGGCCTGTACACAGACCGATAACAATCGAAAACCCCGACTATCTTAAACAACTCAACCTTTACACACGAGGTGGAAGCGCAAAACCTGTAGTGTTGAAGCGCGAGAAACTTGAACTGTACACCTTTAGTTTGACCGACGAGATTGAAACAAAGACGTACGTACAAAGCCAGGATATAAACGAAGTATTTGAGGTAAACGAGAAACTTTACGAGCCGCTTTGCTTTATGGTAGCATCAAACGTGTACGCTGTATTTGGAAACAAACAGGCGGAATATATGGCAATGCAAGCACAAAACCTACTCAAATTAGAATTATGATTAAGTTAGAAACCATATACGAAGGAAGTACCTTTTACGGGGCAGAGATAGCACTGTGGGAAGATGAGATAATTCCGGTAGAGCTTGAAAGTGCGAATATAATCATGCACATTAAACGCAAAGGAGAAGATGAACCCGTTCAGATATATTCTTCGGAAAATGGAAAGCTAACGATCGAGAATAATGTGATAACTATTCCAGAGCATAAACCGACACTTGAATTTGGAAAATATGTGTTTGACTTTAATATCCAATTTTTTGCCACTACCGAAACAGGCGTAGCAGGTGGAGAGTGGGAAATACTTAATCCGGTAACGCACAGATGAGAACATATACAGTAAACCAAACAGTACGTAAATACACCTTAGACTTCAACGGAATACGTTGGAGAAATACCGCAATGGGTGAAACGCTCACTACATTGCAGGAAATGGCCGATGCTTTACCCGGATTCTTGTATGATTTCGACTTGATAGATAACCACCCCGATATGGGCGTGAATGTAGGTTCGCTATTGGTATTTAAAGACGGAGAAGGCGGAACAAATCATTTGGCAGTAGCAAACGATACACTGTGGGTTAAAGTAAACGGAGAGTATAAAAACGTTTGGGCAAAAAGCACATCGGAAGAAATTACCGTAACCGATTGGAAAGATATTGAATTTAACGGAGAAGGAAATTATGTACTCACTGACATTTCGACATCCCTTAACCGACCAACTATATTCGACACTCCGCAGGAAGGAGCTTCCTATAAATACAACTGTATTCTGACAGGATTGGAAGACCAAACAGCCCTATTATTTAGAGGACACAAAAAATACGTTTGGGATTTAAAAGCAGATACCTTTAGCGAAATGGCAAGTGGAGGTTCAGGAACAGGCAGCTCCGACACCTACACCAACCTCACCCCAGTACCCACAGCAGTAGGAGGAATACCAAAAAACGCAACCTTTAACGCCAAAACAATGCAAGAAATGTGGGACGCATTACTTTACCCCGACACACCACCATCAGTAACCGACCCAGGATATACACTTACTAACAGTTGGGGGAAAACCTTTGCCGAAGTAGGCGCAGAAATAGATATAACCTTTGGAAACGTTTTCAGTCCCGGATATATCAATCCTTTGTGGGTATATAACGAAACAACAAAATTGTGGGCAGCCACAGCCAATGTGCCACGCGTAGGAACTTCGCCAGATGCACCACAAGGTTCAGAGTTAGGCACACCATCGTACTATCCAATAGAAACCACACCCGTAGGACTATTAGTAGACACAGATAGGTATAAAATTGCATTTGGTTCAAACACATTTCAGCGCACAGCCACTTTTGCAGAGGGACCACAACCACGCACAAGTAAAGGAAATATTTATAAGGAACCCTATCCAGAAGGAACATTAACAGCCAGCGTAACCATTATGGGAGTATATCCAATTTATGCCACAACTATAAATGTAACAAGTGTGCTTGGCAAAAAACAAGCACTTCAAAACCACCATTCGGAAATAGTTGTAGATATGGCTGCCGAAGTGGGCGGAAAACAGAAAATATGGATACCAAATAGGGTAACTATTGGAGGAACAATATACCAACTTTGGAATATAAACTATTTATATTTAAGAAATATGTCTGATACAGCGTGGGAAAAGGCGGATATGCTTCTTAATTTCGGAACACCAACAGAAGAAACGATTAATGGAGTAGTATACAAGGTTTACACTAATCTATATCCATCGCCAACCGATTCATTAGGAGCGAGAAAAGTTTGTTTTACAGAAAATTTAAAATAAAAGGACATGGGACGCAGGAAAGGAAATGTTTATTTTTCGGGCAGTTTAGAGGTTATGGCATCTGCGCCAATAGACGCAAGAAGACTTGTAGAAAAAAAGTCGGATTTGATTAATCCTGATGTATGGAAACATGGCAAGGAAGATACTGATACCAACAAATACTTATACAACGGCTTAGATGTTATTGTTTTCAACGACACCATCGAAAACAACGGCATTTACATATTGAACAACAAGGATAGCTACTATTTAGAAGCCAGTTGGACAAAGCAAACCAGCTCCACCAATATAACTATCCCCGGAGTAAACCCCACAGGCAATTACGACGAAACCACCGACAAAGTATACGATAGTGGCGACACCGTATCCATTGGCGGAGTACTCTATATATGTACGGTAGACGGAACAACCAATATAAAACCCACCGTAACCGCAGGATGGGAAAGCAATTGGGCATTATTCCAACTCAAAGGAGGCACAGGCGCAGTAGGCGAAAGTCCGTATATAAACCAAACAACCAAAAAGTGGGAAATTAAAAAACCCGACGGTTCAATACATCCTTTCGAAGTAGTAGCCGAAGGAAAAGACGGACTAACACCCCGTATCGAAAATGGATATTGGTACGTAGGAAACACAAAATTGGGCAAAGCTACCGGAACAACTATCACCATAGAGATGGTTGATAACAAATACTATTGGTTTAAAGACGGTTCAACCACAGGCGTACTTGCCGAAGGAGTAGCAGGTAAATCGGCCATCGCCAATATAGCACTGAAAGGACTATGGGATAAAGATAAAAACTATTACAATATCGACCCCAAAACAGGTAAAACCGACGTAGTAGTAGGTTCGGACGGCATAATGTATTACGCCCTTGTAAACAGCCCATAATAAATGGGTAGTATTCGCTATGTACGGAGAACCCGGCAAGACAGGCGATACCCCTTATGTTAAAGATGGACTTTGGTATGTAAAAGGAGAAGTACTGCACGACAATACCACAGGCGAAGGCATACGCGCCGCAGGTTCGATAGTAAGCATTAGTACCGACGGATATTGGGAGATAGACGAAACGAAAACCGACCGGAAAGCATCCATAACCATAATAAACGAAACCATCGTAGAGCGCGACACCTACACCTACCCAACGTATGAAGTAACAATAGCTGGTATAAACCCACGCGGACTATTTGTACAAGGGCAAACCTACGACAATGTAAATGTAGCCGAAGACGGAAAAACCGACATGGTAGTAGGTTCAGATGAAAAAGGTTATATCTGTAAGGTAGATGGAACGACCATCGACCCCGTAACCGACACTACCTATACCAATTGGGCTTTATTCTCGATAGCAGGTAATACTGGCAAAACCCCCTACTTGCAAGTAAACCAAGTTGATGGCAAGGTACATTGGTTTATCAATGGAAATGACCAAAGCGTAGTAGCCGAAGGGGTAGACGGCAATCCGGGAGCTAATGGCGTAAACGGATTAGAATGGTACATTAATGCCAAAGGATGTTGGTGCTACCGCCGATACCCCAACACAGGGAATAAAGAGGTAGACGCAATACCCACCGACAACGAAACAAAAATAAAAGCCGAAGTAGACCAGCCCAATATCAGGGAAGGAATGTGGTTTGTAGGAGACACCCCTACAGGCGTACAAGCATTAGGCGAAAGTACCATAGCTAACTTGAATTATTGCGACAACTGGGAAGCTACCGTAAAATATTGGCACAAAAATGCCAGCGTAAACAATTGGACAGACGTAGTATTGGGAGCTGACGACGTATGGTATTACGCCAAAACCGACACCATACCCGTAGGAACAAACCCTTGTAAGCAAGTAAACGGCGTATGGGTATACGACGAAACGAAGAAACAATATTGGGTAGTATTCGCCAGCAAAGGTTCGAGAGGAGCCGACGGAAAAGCCGCCGAACTTCGATGGTTCGAAGGCGTACTACAATGGCGACCACAAGGATCAGGTAACGACGCATGGGTGAACTTGATAACTACAAAAGACTTAGCATTACCGATATTGAGCGATATAGCATCGCCCGTAGGTGGAATAATAATGTGGAGCGGATTAGCCACCAACATACCCGATGGCTATTTGTTGTGTAACGGCGACACTGTACAAAAAACCGAATACCCAATTTTAGTAGAAGCCCTAAAAGGAAGTAATACAGCCAATAGTGCAGAGCTACCCGATTTAAGAGGAAGGTTTGTAGTAGGATATGCCGATGAAAACATTGATAGCGGTATATTTTACAGCAGCGCGGACTATGACAGAATTGGCAAAAAAGGAGGGCTTGCGAAAGTAGGACTTACGATTTACCAAATGCCAAAGCATGACCACAAAGAATCAATAAGCAACAATGATGGTTCAGGATTGACGGCAATTCATAATTCAAATTTAATTGGAACAAGCAACCAATATAGAAGCGGAAAATTAACAGAATCCACCGGAAATAACGAAGCCCACGAAAACCGCCCACCATACTATGTAATAGCCTATATAATAAAAGCATCGTACAGTCCCGATTTGCGTACCCCATACGACACGTACAAACTCACCGTGCCTGATGGACAGACGCCAATGACAGCTCCTGTTTGGTTGGAAAGTATGCGCGGGGAAACAGGGGCAACAGGAATAAACCCCGTAGGCTACTTTAACATTGCAACTACCTATCACGACAAAGATACGGTAGTAATCAATAATCCACTTAATCCGTTGGACGGAAATAGCTATGTATGTAGCGTAACCACCCCCGAAGGACAGCCCGAAGTAACCATAACCGGAATAGAACCAGGAATAACCGCAGGATGGCAAACCAATTGGTATCCATTAGTAATGCGCGGCGCACCCGGAAAGAAAGCCGACACCGTACTAATAAACTACTCCACCGATTCGAGCACCGCTGAAGGTAGCGATTGGCACGCCACACCATCATTGAACGACGTATACGCACGTTTCAGCACCGATGGTGGATTGAATTACGGCAGTCCCATACGTTACAAAGGCGACAAAGGAAATGATGCCGACCCGATACAAATACGCTATTCGGTAGACGGTACGACATGGACAAGCGATGCATCAACACTAAGCAAGTACATCCAATTCAAAGCAAGCAGCACAGCACCGTGGAGCAGCACGATAAGTATATCAGGAGGTTCGAGTGTATTTACAAGCAATATACAAATAAACCTACCCAACACAAAGTCATTTGGGAAATACGCATACAACGCACTAATACCATCCAAAGACAAAACTTTTGAAGAAGTGTTGCGAGATATAGTTATTCAGAGTATAGCACCAGCAGCAAGCATAGTACTATCAGGCGATGCATTACCATACAATCATCCATACAATCATCCATTGGCAGCCGACAGTGATTATGCAGCATACACCAATACCAATGTAATCATTACGTTTAACACCACGATAAACAACACCGGAGCCACCGCAAAAACAAAACAATTGTGGTATAGCCGTAATAATTCAACATGGACAGAAATAACCGGAATAGCAGCAAGCTCAGGAAGCTACACGCACAATGTAAAAGCACTGTTAGGAGCAGACAATACAAGTCCGATATACTATAAGTTTAAATTTACCGACAGCACCGATGCATTCACCGATTCGGCAGTAGTGAGTAGAACGGTAACAGCGTATGCAACGCCAACCTACAGTGGAAACACTTACGTTACTTCGCGCGAAATGGGCGATACAAACACCACCTTCACAGGTTCGATAACACACGCATCGCAACGCATAGGCGTAAGTTTATATTCGAGCATTGTATCATGTGCCATTCAGTATTCCATTAACGGAGGTACAACGTGGGTTACGGCATTAACACCAACATTGACAGCTAACGCATTCAGCAATCAGAGTTATAATAATGTAGCACTTAAAAATGCCACGCAAATTAAATACCGTGTACAGATAACAACTACCGATAAAAATTCGACCAATGTAGTAACAACGGTAAATTTGTCGGATGTGAATTTCTTATATAAAAACGCCTTCGGTTATAGCACGTCAACAGCTCCAACGCTTACCACGCTTTTAGCAATGGGAAACAATGCTATAACCAACGGAAAAGCCAAAACAGTAACAGCCACAGCACCAGCAGGAAATTACACCTACTATGCTTATTGTGCAGCAGCAGGCGACCTAAGCGGCATTATTATGGACGGAGTAACACCCGTATTAGGTTCGTTTACCAAACAAGCCGACATAACAGGAACAAACAGTTTTGGTGCGACAGTAACATACAGAGTTTACAAATCGAATGCCCCAGCAGCATTTACAAATAATAATCTTGTAATAACATAATATTATGCCATTAAGATATCCTGATATAATGCAGCATAACAATGCTGATTACGCCATAGCCGACGCCGAATTTATTCGCGGCGGTGGACGCGTAGTAGCAGACCTTACAGCTTTATACGCATTAAGCACCAAAGCCGACCAACTCAAAGTACGTGTAACACGCGTATGGGTAACAGCCGAAGCAAAGTATTATGTATTAGTGAACTTAGCACAAGCAAACGTAGCGGCAGGCTGGACGATAGAGGTATCATCAGGCGACGGCCACACCCACGCCAACAAAACCACACTTGATAAAATAGGCGAAAGCGCAGGAAACCCCACATGGAACGGCGGAGCATGGCCGGGAAGTGGAGGAATAGCACCAAACGCCGACAATATAGATGCAGTTTTAACAGCAAACGGAGAAGCCGCACCCACTGGAGATACATATATCCCATTAATAGGGAAAGCAAAAGCCAAACTAAGTGCAATAGCCACTTTGTTTGGAACATTACTTAACAATACCTTTGCAGCCAAAACGCACCCCCACGCCCAATCGGAAATTACAAACTTAACTACCGATTTAGCAGGAAAAGCAGCTACATTGCACAATCACGACAGCAGCTATGTAGCTAAGAACACCGCTATAACAGGCGCAACCAAAGCAAAAATAACATACGACAGCAAAGGACTTGTAACAGCGCAACAGACTTGTCAGGAAAAGAAATTGCGTCCAATAGAGTAACAACTACCACCGGAAACGAAACTTCTGACACAAAGTATTTGAGTGTAAAAGCCGTACTTTCAGCCATAACAACAGCCATTTCGGGATTAGTACCAACAAGCCGTAAAATAACCATAAACGGCACACAACAAGATTTATCAGCCGATAGAACGTGGACAATAAGCACAGGTTCGACCATTGATTATTCCACCAACATAGAAACCGACAAAGCATCTACCACAAAAGTAAGTGCAATTAAAACGATGTACGATTGGGCAGTAGGTAAGTTCTCGTTATCAGGACACACGCATAGTGGTTACGAACCAGCAATAACAAAAAACACAGGTTTATTAAGTTGGACAGGCGCAACATGGGCATGGGTAGCCCCAGCAAGCGTAACCCCCGCCGACAACTCAATAACCAACGCCAAACTCGCACAAGTAGCCACGGCAACAATAAAAGGCCGCAAAACCGCAGGAACGGGAAATGTAGAAGATTTGACAGCGGCGGAAGTAAGAACGCTTATAGCAGCAAAAGCCGATACTTACAACGGCGAATTTGCCGAAGAAATAATCGCCTTATCCGATGGTAATCAGACAGTAACTCTTAAAAAATCGACTATAACCGTATTGACCAACGCAGCTGGAGCAGCACTTACATCGGCTAATGTGGTAAGTATTGTACTACCCACACCAACAGCAGCCTTTAATCAATCCATATTATACTTCGAAACAGGAGCAAGTATGCCAACAATTAGTCAGCCA